AATGAATATTGGTCTTTTAGAGAAGTTGATATAGATTCTTTAAATTTTCCTGAAACAGATGTTTTATTTGATATCGAACAAAGATCTGTATTGCCAAAAGCTACAGGTGGATTACCTTCAATATATAAAGGTTCTTTACCAAATGTAGGATTTAGATTTTCAGGGGGGAAATTGAAGTTAGGGAACATGTAGGATTCCATGGTAAAGAAATTCTAGGTTTCATTTCCCACTCAAATTTTTTCATCCATGGATTTCTTGTATGAGTATAACTTTCGTCAGGAAACTTTACTACTTTTTTTGCCTTTCTTAAAGAAGATTTAGGCAAAATAAATTGTAATTGATTTATTACTGAAAAATTCAAAGGTTTTCTATCTAAGATTAAAGATTGAGGAAATTTAACAATATCTGTAATTAAAGGAGCATCTGAATAAGGATAATACCAATCCCAATTTGGTGGTGAACTTTTAGTGAAATATTCTAAAGTCCAACTAAATGTTTTCCAATACGCTTCAACTACCTTTTCCGAATTTATTACACCATCTAAAATATGTAAATAATATCTTTTATTGAAAAGATTATCTTTTCCAAGAATATATTTTTCTTCTGGGCGTTTACGTAATAAAATTCTTTCTTTTAAAATTCTTTGTTCTTCCAAAGCAACATAGTTCAAAAAAACCTTTCTTCCTTCATTTGTCAAAAGATTTGGTTTTTTAGATTTTTCATAAAATTGTAATGCACGATTATATCCATCTTCTCTTAATGAAAAAATACCTAGACTAGGCATAAAATCATTACCAAAACACATTATAGACAAAGCAATATATTGATAAATATCCATGGGTAATTTTGCAAATAATTTCCATATATCCATAATAGCAAATTCTTCTTTTTCTCCCATTTCTGAACTTTCTCTGAGTAAAAACATACCATTCTCTACTGATAATTTATGATGTTGAAGACAAATTAAAATTAAATCAGCATCCAATCCATAAATAGTTATTGTTTTATTTTTTTGAGAATGCTGAAGAAATTGAATAATTTTATGTTCACCTTCACCTGGTTCTTGTGTTCCTGATATAATTACTTGTGGAAATCTTGATTTCATAAATTGTTCTAATTCAAGCATATAAGGTGTCCCTGGAGATATTTGATTTCTATCAAAATTCCCAGAAACTTCTTTTTCACACATACGACGATAACGTTGTTGAACTATTTTAGCATATGGAACTAACCCATCAAATGCAACATAAATAATTTTTGCTTGACAATAATCATTTAAAATCATTTGAAATGCTTTTAAGATAGACTCAATCGGATTGTTTTCATCTAAGTATCTATGAATTAAACAGTTAAAATCAAAACATAAAATATCAGTTTGATGTTTTCCCTTTAAAGATCTTACTATTCCTCCATGTGTTTTAATTAATGTAGCAAAATAAAAAGGTATACCCATTACATATGTAAAGTTCCTAATATGAAAACTCTTACTAATAAAATAAAATGGATTGGTTATGGATTGGTTTAGGTGCGCTAGCTATTATAATGTTTGTTGTAACAAATTACGCTAAAATAAAAGTTTCTGATGGAAAAGGATGTTCATCATGTCCAGGTAAAAATAATCAACGTGAGTTATAAGAATGTCCTGTATTATGGATAAAGGAGGTCGTAAAAGAAAAGTTACTATGCGTAATCGTGGAAAAACTAAAACTTCTAAGAAGAATCAAACAAAGAAAAAGTTTATGTAAATATAAATGGATGTTGTAAGTTTTCTTTTATCTGCAGTATTATTTTATGCGTTTGTTCCTGGTGTATTACTAAGACTTCCTCCTAAATCATCATTTAGAACTTCTTTAGTCGTTCATTCTCTATTATTCGCAGGTGCGTCCTCATTAGTAATGTGGTATTATTGGACCCAGATTCGTGAAAAATTTGGAAATCATGGTGCTGGATGCCCTGTATCCCATCTTCCTACGAATGCTAGTGTTGATAATTGTGTTCCTAATTGTCCTCCTGGTGGATGTGAAAGAGGAAAAGTTTACGGACAAACACCTACGTCTAAATAATGGATAAAGATATAAATACATTAGTTACAACTTGTGTAATATTTATACTCATAAGTATATGTTGTTATTTCGGAATTTATAAATATAGAACACAAGGCACATATTCTCAAGAAGAATTACTAGAGTTAGATTAATAATGGGAAAAAGAAAACGAACGCGTAGAAAAAAATCTCGTAGATAAAATATAAAAATGTGGGCGTATCTTTTAGTTACTGCGTTAACTTTCTATCTTCTAGTACCTGGCGTCGTCCTCACTTTACCTCCTGGTGGATCTCAACAAACTGTTCTTCTAGTCCATTCTGCAGTATTTGCCGTAGTTCACTTACTAACCCACAAATATGTATTCCGCAATTAAAAACGAATTAAACAAATTATTTTTAACCTGTTGTATGTTCTTAAATAATACATTCAACCTTAGAGGAATAGCAAATGCTTCGTCCTCTAATGAACAAATGGGTCCAACAGAAATATTTATTACGTTTATTATTATCTCTGCTTTATTCTGTTGTTGTTGTCTATGTATAATTTCTGGAATGAGACATAGTTTTAACTAAAAAACGGATTCAAATTTTAATTGTATTTAAGTAGATAAGATGAGCAGCAAAAGTAATCCTAACACAGTGGCAAATGTCCTCAGAAGTGTATCAAACTATCATACAGGCAACGGTGGAACGTTTTGGTGTCCTAAAGGTTCAATCCCTGATCTTGGATTCACTCTTCCTAGTCGCGTAAATCCTTCTATGAGTAAGGTAGTAGCCGAACAACGAAATCCTAAACACAAGGACGATTGTAGAGTTCGTCAATGGAACTAATTGAAAACGGATTCTCAATTAATGAACGTTTGTAATCGTATAGCAAGAGATGGAAAAAACAAGTCAAGGCCTCAGTTATTCTCAGATTGAAGAGAATTCCAAATACAAACTAGATGGAAAAGTAATCTTTATTACGAATAAACATATTGCCCTAATTACTTCCGCAACTGATCCTGAATTTTCAGGTTCAGAAGAACGTATTATTTATTATTTTGTAGATAACAAAGAACTGTTATTTTCTTATGCTCTGAAAGATGTGAATATTACTTATTAAAAACGGATTTAGACGTCTCATATTTTTAATTGGTAAGGATGACTACACTTTATGTTCTTCAACTTGTAAGCAAGAAGTGGTATGTTGGAAAAACGAGTGATATTGTTCGTCGTTTTCAACAACATGTTGATGGAAATGGATCTGCATGGACTTCAAAATATCCGCCTATCAAAATTTTCTCAACTTCAAAACTTGTTTCAGAACATGATGAAACAAATTTCACCAAAGACTTGATGAAAAAATATGGAGTTGATAATGTTCGTGGTGGTGCTTATTGTCAAGTAGAACTTCCTGAAAGCACTAAATCAGTTCTTGAACATGAACTGAAATCAAATAGTGGTGCTTGTTATAATTGTGGGGAAGTTGGGCATTTTGCTAGTAGATGTCCGGCAAAAAAAGAAGTGGTTGTTTACGTCTACGAATGTGAAACTTGTGGACGTGAATTTGAAAAGTATAGTGCTTGTACTATACATGAAAAAACTTGTAAAAAACCCAAACAAAAGGGAGCATGTTTCAGATGTGGACGCAAGAGTCATTATGCTTCACAATGTTATGCGTCTACACATGTCAATGGTTATCAGTTATCGGATGACGAAGAAGACTAAACACTCTGAATAAATTCCCATCTTAAATAATCACAAATTTTTTTCCATATTTGGTCATGAGCAATTAATCTATCACGAGATTTTAGTAAAGGGAAATATACCTTGTATTCATCTAATTCCAACAATTCAAAGAATTTAAAAAGTATATATGAATAAGAAAGAAAATTAGTGCGCTCATCAGGACAATATAATAAGAATGGTGCTTGTATTTCTTGAAACATAGTTCTGATCTTTTCTTCAATGGCTGGTGTAATTGTTGGTGGTGGATTTCCATTAAGTCTTGATAAGATATGGGCGGCATTACTATATTAAAAAACAGAATTGTTTAAGTTATAATTTGATATTATCAAATATGGGCTGTATATATAGAATATTAAATATCGTAAATGCTAAATCATATATAGGTCAAACACTCTATGATAATCCTAATCGTAGATGGAATACCCATAAAAGTAATTATACTAAACTAAAACACAATGAATACATTTATCGTGCTATGAGAAAATACGGTATAGAAAAGTTTGAATTTAGTATAATTTGCAAATGTGAAACAGAAGAATTGAATCAATTAGAAACTAAATACATAAAAGAATTTAATACTTTTGGAAAATTTGGTTATAATATGACTAGTGGTGGAGAAGGAAGAAGAGATTGTAAAGCATCAGAAGAAACTCGCAAAAAAATATCACTTGCAGGAAAAGGTAGAGTTCCGTCTGAAGAAACAAGAAAAAAATTATCTTTAGCAAATATGGGTCATACTTGTTCTGAAGAAACAAGAGAAAAATTACGTAAAGCCTCTACTGGTAAAAGAGCAAAGCCAGAAACAAAAGAAAAAATCAAAGTTGCGTTGGGTAAGAGAATAGTTAAAGATTCGACAAGAGAAAAACTTAGAAATAATATGTTGGGTAAACCAAAGACTACTGAACATATTAACAATGTAAAAAAAGCAAAACGAGTATTAAATGAAGAGGATGTAAAATATATTCGTGAAAATCCAGATAAACTTAAAGGAACTGAATTAGCCTTAAAGTTTAACATTAGCCGAGCATCAATATCAAGAATTATAAATAATAAGAGATATATTTAAACACTCTGAATAAATTCCCATCTTAAATAATCACAAATTTTTTTCCATATTTGGTCATGAGCAATCAATCTATCACGAGATTTTAGTAAAGGAAAATATACCTTGTATTCATCTAATTCAAGTAATTCAAAAAATTTGAATAGTATATAAGAATAAGATAAAAAGTTAGTTCTTTCATCAGGACAATATAATAAGAACGGTGCTTGTATTTCTTGAAACATAGTTCTGATCTTTTCTTCAATGGCTGGTGTAATTGTTGGTGGTGGATTTCCATTCAAACGAGAAAGAATATGTGCTGCATGCTCGTAATATTTAGATTTATTCAGCTTCTTTAAAATCTCTCTTATATCTTTTTCACATAATTCTGCAATATTAACAATTCTTCGTTTTTTAACTTCCATAATAACTTCATTCATAACTTCATCTGGAATTAAAGTAGATTCTTTAGCTTGAAATTGATTCAGAATTTCATTTAAATGATTAATTTTTTTATAAGCATAATTATTTCTTTCTTTTGGTGTATCTCTAAAACTAGGATAATCACTAACAACAAGCATGTTTTCTTCTGAACCACATGTAGGACAAACTAAAATACCTTCTTCAGACAATTCTTCTCTTGCAATATTACATCTATCACAATGCTCTGTAGTCAAAGATTTTTGTTCAGGTTCATTAGAAAAATTTAATTTAAGTCTTGTTGTAAATTCATCAAGTAACTGTTTTTTAGATATTTTTGGTTGTGCGATAAAATTTTGTGGATTCAAGAATTTTACAAATGTATTTTGATCAGCAGGAGTAATTGATAAATTTTGTTGTTTTTCTGTGGAATCATAATATTTTAAAAATACATCAGCATTCTGCGTATAGTAATCTATTAAAGGATTTTCGGTTTGTAGTAATTTTTTAATAGATTTTAATTCTTCTTGTAGTTTTGTAGTATTAATAATTTCTTCTGTTGTAGATGAAATTCTTTCAAGTTCTTCTTCAATTTCTTTTTGTTTTTTCATTAGTTCTTCTTCACATAAAGAATTATTAAAAGAAGAAACTATATTTTTATGAATTGAATCAAGAGTTCCTGAAACTATATCATTAGATTTAGTTCGAGCAGTTTCACGAGATTTCTTTAATCTAAAAATATTAGAATCCATTTTAATTAGTTCTTCCTTAAAACTATTAAAATCCCTAATAACCCTAAAGCAATAAAAACAGGTAAATTAGATTCAGTTTTATTCGTAAAAGATTCTTTGCCAGCACATACAGAAGGATCAACTTTCGTACACAAAGATGTATTAAAATCAGGAGTTAAATCAGTATTTAAAAAATAACTTTGCGATCCATCAGAAGTTTGGCATGTATAACATTCACATGAAGGTGTTCCATCAGATATAAGAGAATTAAATAAGTAAAGTGGATTTAATCCACCAATATCTTCTAAAATACCAGTAATTAATCCAGAAGAAACATTATTTACATAATTATATCTTGGTTGAACTGAACCATCAGGAGCATTACATGTTCCACCAGTATTAACAAAAAATTGATTGCCTAATGGATCGCCATCAATTAAATCATCAACATATCTAACTATAGCAGAAGAATTTCTACCTAATTGACTAAAAGTTCCATCTGAACCAACACCTAAACTATCAGGTGTAGGAATATGATCTGAATAACTATAAGAAGGACCTGTAATATTTGTATCTACATTTGAAGATTTAGCATTTATATTTCCCCATAATGAATTTTTTGAAAGGTCTGCCATTATTTATTACTCTTATGTTTTTCTATATACGTAACAACTTGTTTTCTATATTCGATATTCATAAATACACACGGACGATTTATAACCATCGTTTTAATAGTAGATTCTAGATCGTAATCAAATTTCAAACATACATACATCAAAGAAAGAAAAGCGCTACGATTCATTCCTAATTGACAATGAACAAAGATTGTTCCATTATGTTCCTGCATATATGTGTTCATATATGTTTCAAATAATTTATACCAATCTGTAATATCTGAATTTTCATTATCGTAAGCTTCAATACAGCAATAATTATATGGATAAATAATTCTAAACCATGAAGGTGAAAATTCATCAAATGCACAATTCACAACATATTGAATATCATACTTTTCCATATTTTCAACAGTTAATTGATTTCCTGCTCCAACTATAATTCTTGGATGAATCCTTACTATTGGATCTGTCTTATAATCACTAGGTCGTCTATGTTCGTCCCACATATTCTATTATTGAAAAACGAATTCTTTATCCGTTTTTAAACTTGTATTATGGAGCGTAAAGATTTTCACAATACTCAACTACATTGGGCGACAATTCGACGGCGTGGAAAGGTAATCGCAACTGCTCGCAATACTATTGGTACGCGTGATCGTGGTTGTGGATGGTCGGATTATTCATTACATGCCGAACGTGCAGTTGTGAAACTTCTTGGGGATCTTTCACAACTACATGGATGTACATTAGAAGTAGTTCGAGTTAACAGACAAGGTGAATATCGTAATTCAAAACCTTGTGCTGATTGTGAAAAGTTTCTTATAAAATGTATGAAAACTTGGGGACTTTTAAAAGTTGTTTATTCAACTGAAGAATCAAAACAAAGCACTTCCGAGTGTTCCAATTATATACGCTAAAAATACCGCAACACCACCTAGAATAGCTGCTCCCATATAAGTAGGTGAGCCTGCCGAATTAAAAGTATTGGGAATGTATTGTAAAATTAGAGAACGAGGAGTAGAAAGAGAAATTAAGATTGCTGCAAGAAAAAATCCTAAATAACCCATAAAATTTTTTACTGCCATTTTAGCTGTATGAAACATATGAGAATTACTTTGTAAGGTGGCAGCAGGTTTATGATTATTTACAACAGGGGCAATAAAAGGATCTCCTCCGCCTGTAACCATCGGTGCAAATGAAGGAGATTGAACTGGAGCATTTCCAAGAAGTTCACTTAAATCAGTTGCACCGTCCATCTTTATTTATCTTATAGTATTTAACATCGAACATCTTCCGCAATATATCTAAAACATTTATTATCAATCTTAACTATTTGCTTTTGAACTTCACCTAAAGACATAGACAATGTAGTTTTTGTTACAAACGGTTTATGAAATAACATAACAACTACACCCAATCCTATAAAAAATGAAAAGAAAGGTATATTTTTTTCATCTTTAAGAACCTTAATAATTTTTACAAGT